CCTTCGTGACGAAGATCCTTTTGGTTATATCAGTCAGCTTAGCTCTTACGTCTATGCTGCGAAAGACGATCCACTTGTAACCAACAAGACACACGGTGCCTTCCTTGTTGTTGATAAGGTTGGTGGTCACATCTGCTTAGATGTATACGACTTCTCTGAGGAGATGGATCGTAAAGAGAAAGAGGTTGAGAAGGTAAAGGAAATGGTTAAGGGTGACATCCCTGATCGTGGCTTTGAACCTGTGCCTCAGTCCAAGACTAGCCCCAACATGAAGCTTCACCCATCTTGTGGCTTCTGTGAGTTCAACAAGAAGTGTTGGCCTGAGGCCAGACGTTTTGTCTACAAGACAGGTGACGTTCTCCTGACTGATGTAGTCAACACACCTAATGTTCCTGAGGATTTTACCTACAATGAACAGAAAGAGGTTTAATGCTGCAGCCCTCAAGGCTGGATATAGATCTGGCTTTGAGGACGATGTAGCTAAGGAACTTAAGGCTAAGGGCGTTGAGTTCACCTATGAGAAAGAGAAAATAAAGTGGGTGGATCTAAAGGTCAGGACTTATACTCCTGACTTTGTTCTTGGTAATGGTATCATAATCGAGACCAAAGGACGGTTTGTTGCTAATGACAGGCGCAAACATAAAGAAATCAAGAAACAATTTCCTGATCTTGATATTCGATTTGTTTTTTATAACAGTAAATCAAAGCTTTATAAGGGAGCTAAGTCTTCCTACGCAGACTGGTGTGACAAGTACGGTTTTACTTACGCAGATAAGTCCATACCAGATGCTTGGCTGCAAGAATAATTCTTGACGTGAACGTTTTAGACTATATAACTTGGAGGTTCCTGTGTTGTTTGAAGTGACGATGCTTGTTAAGTTAGACCCAAAGGCAAATTACATTGCCTCTGACAGTGTTGAGCTGAGCCTTGGTGATATTATCCAAGACATTCTGTACGACCTAGATGATATTGAAATACTAGAAGTAGAGGTAAAGAAAAATGATAAGTGAGAAAGACCTAGAAGGTATGGGTTACTTTGAGATGTTCAGTGGCAGTCCACAGTACAGTAAGACACTCCTTGATTACTCTAAGTGGGTTGAGAAGAAGATGCTTACTCATGGTCATGATCGGCTAGTGGAAAACACTCTTGGCCTTGTCGGTGAGGCAGGGGAAGTAGCTGAGAAGATCAAGAAGAAGATCAGAGATGGTGAGAAGGTTACCTCTGATGAAATTATTAAGGAGCTGGGTGACGTTCTTTTTTACACCACAGCCCTAGCAAACTATTTCCTATCTGATATAGGTGTAGTTATGGAAATGAATATTACTAAATTAGACGATAGGGAAAAACGAGGAACCCTAAAAGGATCAGGAGACAACAGATGAACAACCACTTACCAACAGACTACCAAGCATTCATTCACAAGTCACGGTATGCCAGATACTTTGATGGCAAGGGACGTGAATCCTTTGACGAGACAGTAGAACGTTACATGGAGAACTTAGTCTATCCTGTCGCAGGGAAGGACACCTACACTAAAGATATTGCTGATGCCATTCTTAGTCTAGAAGTTATGCCTTCTATGAGGGCATTGATGACAGCTGGACCAGCCCTGGATCGTGACAATACAGCTGGCTACAACTGCAGCTACTTGCCTGTAGACGATCTTAAGTCATTCGATGAAGCCATGTTCATCTTGCTTTGTGGTACAGGAGTTGGGTTCTCTGTCGAGAGACAGTTCATCAACAAGCTCCCAGAAGTGCCTGAGCTGTTCGATAGTGAGTCTATCATTGTCGTTAAGGACAGTAAGGAAGGGTGGGCTAAGGCTCTCCGTCAAGTTATTGCACTCCTGTATAGTGGTGAAATTCCTAAGTGGGATGTGTCTCGTGTACGTCCTGCAGGTGCAAGACTTAAGACATTCGGGGGCAGAGCTTCTGGTCCAGCTCCACTTGTTGATCTATTTAACTTCGTTATTCATACGTTCAAAGAGTCTCAAGGCCGTAAGCTATCCTCTATCGAGTGTCACGATATTATGTGTAAGATCGGTGAGGTAGTCGTTGTTGGTGGTGTAAGACGCAGTGCTATGATTTCATTGAGTAATCTCAGTGATGATCGTATGCGTCACGCCAAGTCAGGGGACTGGTGGTTGACTGAAGGTCAACGTGGACTAGCTAACAACTCTGTTGCTTATTCTAAGAAACCAGACAGCCTATCCTTCATGCGTGAGTGGATGGCTCTGATTGAGTCTAAGTCTGGTGAACGTGGTATCTTCAACCGTGAGGCTTCCAAGAAGCAAGCAGCTAAGAATGGTAGACGTGACTCCAACTACGAGTTCGGTACAAACCCTTGTTCTGAAATCATTTTACGACCATACCAGTTTTGTAACCTAACTGAAGTAGTTGTACGTTCTACCGATACACTTGAGACTCTCTCAAAGAAGGTTCGTCTTGCTACCATCCTAGGTACAATTCAATCTTCTCATACTAAGTTCCCTTATCTACGTAAGATCTGGCAACGTAACACAGAAGAGGAACGTTTACTTGGTGTTTCCTTGACTGGCATTATGGATAATCCATTAATGACAACGAAGAACAAAGGATTGGAGAAGACACTTGAACATCTTAAAGCTATTGCCGTTTCTACAAATGCTGAGTGGGCTGAACGCCTTAATATCCCTGTTTCTACTGCTATCACTTGCGTCAAACCTAGTGGCACTGTCTCCCAACTTGTTGATTCTGCTAGTGGTATTCATGCTCGTCACTCAGAGTATTACATTCGTACTGTCCGTGGTGACAACAAAGACCCACTGACTCAGTTCATGAAGGATCAAGGTATCCCTAATGAACCTGATGTATCTAAGCCTGACTCTACTACAGTATTTAGCTTTCCCATGAAGGCACCTGAGGGAGCTATTGTCACCTCAGACCTAACTGCCATTGAGCAGCTGGAGATGTGGTTGGCATACCAGAGGTCATGGTGTGAGCACAAACCATCTGTAACTATAAATGTTCGCAGTTCTGAATGGTTTTCTGTAGGTGCCTTTGTGTACGAACACTTTGACGAGATGTCTGGTGTCTCATTCTTGCCGTACAATGAACACACTTATCAGCAAGCCCCTTATCAAGAGGTGGGTAAGAGTGAGTACCAAGAGCTTCTGGAAATTATGCCATCCTCTATTGACTGGTCACTCCTGTCAGAGTACGAGTCTGAGGATAACACGGCTGGAAGCCAGACACTTGCTTGTTCGGGTGACAGCTGCGAGATCGTAGATTTAGTTTAACACTAACACCACCCCTAGCTCAACTGGATAGAGCAACGGTCTTCTAAACCGTAGGTTGCAGGTTCAAGTCCTGCGGGGTGGACCATCTACTATTGGAGTAACTATGTATACAATCATTTCAAGAGACCAGTGTAACTTCTGTGACCTTGCTAAGGTAATGATGGCTAACAAGGGGATAGGGTACGTAGAATATAATGTACACTCTACAAGCTCTAAATGGGTTTTGACCTTGCTAAAGAAAACAAATCTTACTACAGTACCTCAAATCTTCGATGGATCTGGTAAACTAATCGGAGGTTACACTGAACTTAAGGAGCACCTGTTAAATGATTAAGAGACCTTTCAGTAAAGCTTTATACGATGCCTACGACAAGCCAGCCCGTGACACTCTGGCAGCCTACCTTGAAGGTAAAGGCCACACGGTTGTGTCTAATAAAGAAGATTACAATGTTGATCTAGTCACGCAGAAGGGTGACTTTACTTACTTTAATGAAGTCGAAGTTAAGACTGCTTGGAAGGGAGATTGGCCTAGCCATTGGTCAGAGATTCGTATTCCAGAACGTAAGAAGAGATTACTTCAACACCACAAAGGTGTAGAAGGTGTCCTAAATTTCTATATCTTTAGCTTTGATATGTCTAAGATCTGGAGGATCAAGGACACGTTGCTTACTCACGACTCTCTTAGAGAGGCTAGTGGCAGGTACATACGTCCAGGTGAGAAATTCTTTCACATCCCTTATACAGAAGCTGAGTTAGTCACCCTATGATTGGAACTGACACTATTGAAAAGCCAAAGAGAACTAGACGCAAGACTACTTATAAGGGTGCAGCCAATAGAGAAACATCTGGTCTAGTCCCACGTACTGCAAAGCAAAAGGATTTTATTGATGCGTTATCATCATCGAATCAAATATTTGTTCTTGGTCCAGCTGGAACAGGCAAAACTTACGTCACGGCATCGTATGCGTCTGACCTCTATGCGACTAAACAAATTGATAAAATCGTTATCACGAGGCCGCATGTGGCGGTGGGTAAAGAACTTGGTTTCCTGAAGGGTGACCTAACAGAGAAGACTATGCCTTGGGCCTTACCTGTCCTAGACGTATTAGAGAAACACCTTGGTAAAGGTACAGTCGAGACTGGCATCAAGAATGGTAACATTGAGATGGCACCTCTGGCCCTCATGAGGGGCCGTAGCTTTGACAATGCCTTTATCATTGTTGATGAAACACAAAACATCACAACACACGAACTCAAGATGTTGTTGACTCGTGTGGGAGAAGGTAGTACTATTGTTCTTAATGGTGATGTACAGCAGTCAGACCTGAAGGAAGCTGATGGACTGTCTAAGGTTATTCACTTAGCAAAGAAGTATATGGTACCCGTACCCGTTGTGGAATTTGGTGTTGAGGACATTGTACGTTCTGACATCTGTGCACAGTGGGTAAAGGTGTTTATGAAGGAAGGGTTGTAGTACTATGACATATTGTGAAGACTGTGGTTTCTTATTGGATGACAACAAGATCTGTGGTGAGTGTTTAGGCTCTACCCTTGAAGACCCTCGTGATAGTTTTGATGCAGTTAATAGACCGTTCCACTACAACCACACAGATGGTATTGAGTGCATCGACTATATCAAACAAGTTCTAGGTCTTGATGGTTTCATTGCCTACTGCCACGGTAACTTCATTAAGTACCAGCACCGATACAGGTATAAACGTAATCCTGTAGAGGATATGGAGAAGGCTCAGTGGTATCTAGGTAAGATGGTGGAAGCTCTAAAGGAGAAACACCGTTGACTGAAACAATTAAAAAGAGAAGAGGGAGACCCCCTAAACAAATAAAAACCCTTGAGCAGGAAGCCCAAGAGTTTCTAAAGAAGGAGATTCCTGCTGGGGATTTACCCAGTCGGGATTACTTTGCAGGTGCTGCCTTGTCAGGGTTACTAGCATCTGGGAAGTATCTACGATCAGATGAGATCGTTTCACAAGCATACTGTTATTCGTGTCTTATGCTTGACTACAAAAAGACTATCGACAAATCATCCTAGACTAAACCCCCAGCTTAAACACTGGGGGTTCTTTTCCTTTAGAGGGGAGGTAGAAGTTCTACTTCACCTAGAAGCTTAATGCGTCTTTCTACTTCATCCTGCATTGTTTCTGCTTCATTCAAGTACTCAGCTGCAGTCATACCACTTATTGCATTTGCTGCTTTGTCTAGGTTTCTGGCACCCTCACCTCTCTTAGACTTGGCGTAGACTAGGTATTGGTTTCTAATAAAACCTCTGGCTTCGATTGGGTCTTCCGTTACCATCCTATCAAATCTATCCTCTACCTTCTTTTTACCTTCCCCAATCTTATTAGTGATCCACTTTTCTAGTATAAGCCCTTTGTCTTTATTGTCTGGGATGTCTTCCCATTTTGTACCACGAGGATATTGCTCACTCACAAAGACAGACTCTTCCTTAAACTTTTCAAACTGCTTGTGCATGGTACGAGCAAGGTAAGTACGAAGGACATTATCAATAACAGGGTTTGGTATACCAGATGCAGTGTATAGCTGATAGTTCTTTAAACCATACCTAGACATCTCTTTCTGCAGTTCAGTCTTTGGTGGATTTGCCGCAACGCCTGTGATCTGTTTAGTAATAGGGTCTATTTTACCACGGGCTACAGGGTTATCAAAATCGTAGTAAGGGATGTCTGTCTTACCGTTGAGGGACTGAGAATACTGTGTGAATAGTAGATCAGGTAGGAATCTCGTGGACCTGTTCTTAAACTCATCTAAAGTAAACTCCTCACCCTTCATGCTTACGCCTTCTCCTTCAGCTAAGTCTCTAGTGAAGGGGGTACCAGCTTGGTCATAAGATAACTGACCAATGATATCTCTGCTTAGAGCCGTAAGGGGGTTCATTGAGTAAGTGGCTAGAAAGTCAGCTGCCTTTTTGCTAAGGGCTTCAGTTGAACTTATGTCCTTATTCAAAAGTTCTTCAAATACTTCGATGTCAAAGGAGAACTCAGGGATACCACCTGCAACTTCCAGCAGATCTTTTGATACATCAGTTACCGGAAGACCATTCTCTTTCCTCCATAAAATGTCACCTACATACATATGGACCACGGTAGCACCAAGTAACGGCTGTAGGTCAGAATCACGACCAGCCTCTTGAAGTAAAGTGTTCTTTATAGACGCATAGTCAACTTCACCTTGACGTTGATCAGCAAGTTCGTAACCACCCCATAGCATCAGAGCACCAGTTGCTTGTTTAGCCAG